GAGCGGCAGCGTGGACCGGACGGCAAATTCGTCTCTACCAAGGAACCCAGCGACGAAGGCGAACCTCCGGCAACAGAGGCCATCGAACCTGCGCCGCAATCCTGGGGTGTGGCCGTAAAAGCCAAATGGGCCAGCCTGCCGCATGATGTCCGCAAGGAACTCATCAAGCGCGAAGCTGATATCTCATCCGGCTTTTCGAAGCACTCCGAACGAGCGAAGGCCTACGACAGCGTTTCCGCTGCTCTTGAACCTATTCGCCAGGACTTGGCGCTAAATGGGGTCACGGAGTCGCAGTTCATTCAACGAGCTGTGGCTGTCGACCGCTATTTGCGCCAGGACCCGGCGGAGGCCATCAAGTGGTTGGCGCAGACCTATGGGGCGCAGCTCGGTTCACTGCTGCCGACGTCGGCAGCTCCGGATAACCAATTTTCCGGCCTCACGAACAGACTCAACACGATCGAGCAGAGATTTGCCGCCGAGAGAGCCCGCGTCGAGCAGGAAGAAAGACGGCGCGCGGAAGGCGTGATCAACGCATTCATGGGCGACCCGGCGCATAAGTATGCGAACGATGTCGTCGAAGAGATGTCGGCCTTCCTCGCCGCTGATCCGAACAAGAACCTCGAGGCAGCTTACCAAAAGGCCATATGGGCGAACCCGACTGTTCGCGCGGCGATCATCGCCGAGCAGACAGCGAAAAAGGGAACGGCTGCCAAGAAAACCGCATCCGTCAACGTCCGTTCCAACGGTGCGCATAATCAGCCTGCCGTTGAAGGCGATCTCGACAGTCAAATCCGAGCGTCGATCCGCGAGTCCATGGAACGTGTTGGCCGGTAGGAATGAGACATGCCGAGCCCAAACACACTCTTCACTGAAATCACCATCTCGACGCTGTTCAAGCGGGCGGGAACGCTTACCGATAATGTAAGCAAAAACAACGCACTAGTCTCGTACCTGAAGAAGAAGGGCAAAATTCGTATCGAAGACGGCGGCACTCAGATCGAGCAGCCGCTGGACCTCATCGAAAACAACACCTACCTGCGGTTCAGCGGCTACGACCCGCTGTTGGTGCAGCAGAATGAGGTGCTGACGAACGCTACCTATCCGTGGGTCAGCGCAGCGGTTTGCGTCACGGCATCCGGCGAGGAAATCCGCAAAAACAGCGGCGAGTCCCGGATTTTCAATCTCGTCAAGGCGCGCATCAAGAACGCCGAGCGCACCGCCGCCAACAACATGTCGGTTGACGTCTACTCGGATGGGGCTCTCGCCAATCAGATCGGTGGGCTCGCCTCCCTGATCACCAACGACGGCACCGGTACTGTCGGCGGTATCGTCTCGGGCACGTTCACAGGCTGGAAGAACCAGTTCTTCGAATGCACATCAACGCCGACCGCCGCGAACATCGTTCCGTTCATGAATGCGTTATGGATGAAGACTGTTCGTGGCGTTGACCAGCCGGACTTGATCGTCTTCTCTCATGATCTCTACAGCGCCTACTGGGCAAGCCAGCAGGAGCTGCAGCGCTACATGTCTTCGGATGCGGCGGACGCTGGTTTCCGCGCGCTGAAGTATCACGGCGTCGACGTGATTTTCGACAGCAACGTGAACTTCGGAACCACGGCGAAAGTCGGATATTTCCTGAACTCGGAATATCTCGAGCTGGTGATGCACAGTCTCGCGCAGTGGACCGCATCGGACGAGCGGGTGCCGACTGCGCAGGATGCCGTGATCGTTCCGATCCTGTTCATGGGCAATATGGTCTGCAGCAATCGATCGCTGCAGGGCAAGCTTATCGATATCGCGTAAGGAGCCGACCAAATGGCTTACAGAATCAGCGCTTATGACGGCTTGGTCGGTGCCCAGGATGTCGCCAGCATCTCTACGGTGAAACTGCACGAACTCGGCACGACAGTCCGCATCGACGATAAGGACAATGCGTGGGCTGGTCGGGCGGTGTATGTCGCGTTTCCGGCGAACGTTGCGGTGCCTGCCGGTGCGCTTGTGACTCAAGTGGCGGCAACTTCCTCGCCGACGGTCGGACCGTATCGCATGACAGTGACGGTTCAGGCGACGCACAAGCTTCTTGGCGTGCCTGTCTTCGTCAATCTGACGGCAGTCACTAGTGTGGCATCTGTTCAGTACGGTTGGGTTCTTGAAGAAGGTGTTGCGCCAACGCTCAAGGACGCCATCAAGGCGGTCGGGACAGATAAAGTTATGCTTGGCGCAGGCGCAGGCCGAGTCAAAGCCGTTGCATCTGCAGGAATGCAGGTTCTCGGCGCTCGTTTTGCTCAATCGAGTGTCACGACTACGACAAGCTTGGTTGCCATCTACTATAACCGAGCTGTTACGCAGAGTCAGATCACCTAATGGTGGGGGGCTTCGGCCCCCGCTTTTCTTACAAGTGGACCCAACAAATGCCGAAGTTTTTTAGCAAGGTAAATGTCTCAGGTGTTTACCAAAAGCTAGCAGCCTGCTTATGGCTTCCCCCGGAGAGCGTTAGAATAGCGGAGATAGTAGAGGCAAAGGGGCAGGATTGGATTTTTGCTAAAACAACAGCCCCATTATCTTCGCAATATGCGCCCGGCATAAACATCGATTTTGGCTCGAGTATTATTCCAGAGCTTTCAATTCTTTATGATAATCTGCCAACTGTCCCCGTTGTGCCAGATTCGTCAAGAATTGAGTTTTCTGATGGAGTGATATTATCTCCAGGAACCGGAATATTCCTCTATCTTTCCAATCCAGGTTCTGTGATCTCCGGAACAATTAGATGGAGTGAGAGGCTCCGCTGATGCTCCACATCGCCTGCGTTCGCTCTGGCATCAAATACGGTCCGGAATACGTCTCAATTCTTCAAGACATGATATGCCGAAACCTCGCTGGTGGCACGCCTGGCGAGTTCCACTGTTTCACCGATCAGCCAGAAACCTTCGATGGTATTATCATGCATCCGACCGAAGGCTATGGCGGATGGTGGGACAAAATCGGCCTGTTCAAACCCGGCTTGTTTCCGGACGGCGATCGAATTTGGTACTTCGACTTGGACATGTGCATCGTCCGGTCGCTGGACAAAATCATGAAGTACGAAGGTCCCGTCGCCGCATGGCGGGATTTCTGGCCGCGCGAGGGTTGCCTCGGTTCGGCGCCGATGACGTGGCGCGCCGGCGAGATGGACCACGTTTTCGAACAGTGGAACGCCATGGGCCGGCCGCGGCCGCCTGGTGGCGATCAGGAGATCATCCACCAGCTGCATCCGGACTTCGTGCCGCTACAGGACGCCTTTCCTGGGGCGTTCATCAGCTACAAGAGCGACGCTCTTCTCGGCATTCCGGACAAAGCTGCCGTGGTCAACTTCCATGGCAGCCCGAAGCCTGAAGAGGTGATCGAAGGCTGGGTTCCCGCTGTCTGGAAAGTCGGCGGCGGCACCGCGCTCGAGCTGGTCGCTGGCGGCAACACATCCATGCACCTGCTCAAGCAACAGATTCACCGCGCGTATGCGCTGGAGAAGCCGTGGGTTCCGGTGATGGAGATTGAGCAAGGCGCGTCAGCGATGCTGGTCGGCGGCGGCCCATCCATCGATGGATGCCTGCCAATCATCCGCCTCATGGCAGCCAATGGTGCAACGGTGTTCGGGCTGAACAACGCCGCGAAATGGCTCAATGGACATGGCATTCATTCGCATTACCAAGTGATGATGGACGCGCGGCCAGAGATGGCGGACATGGTGCTGGACGATGACGAGTGCGTGTTGCTTGCTGCATCGCAGTGTAATCCACCGGTGCAGGACAAGGCAGATTATCTCTGGAACGCGCACTTCGACGGCATCGACCAGTTTTTGCCAGAGAACGACACCGGTGCGTCGGCGATTACCGTCTGCGGTGGATCAAGCATCGGCATGATGGCCATAAGCCTAGCCTACATTATGGGATACCGGAAATTCGCGCTGTTCGGATATGACAGCTGCTATAGTAGCGAAAAGCATCATGCATATGAGCAGAAACTTAATGATGGCGAGAAAGTCATAGATGTTCGGTTGTTCGGCAAGGACTTCAAATGCGCGCCGTGGATGGCGATTCAGGTTAAGGACTTTCAGAGTCTAGCCACTCAATTGGTGGGACTTGGCTGCGAAATCTCGGTATATGGTAGTGGTCTTTTGCCGCTTTTGGCAACGGCGCTTGCGGCAGAGCGAACCGAGGCGGAAGAGCGGTGCCAAGAAATTCTGTCGCGTCTCAATGGCGCGTCGCCGGTCAGGGGAGCCGAGATCGGAGTCAGCATCGGAAATCTGTCATCGCAGCTGCTGAAAAACCGGGAAGACCTCGATCTGTTGCTGGTCGATCCTTACGAGGCGGATGCCGAGGATGGCATGTGGTTCAACAGCGGATCGCCAGAGGCGCAGCGCAGCCAGGTTAAGCATGAGGAATGCTACGGTGCGGCTATGTCGCGCGTTCGCGAAATCACGACGACTCGCGGTAAGTTCATGCGGATGAGAAGCACCGACGCGGCGAAGCTGGTGGACGACCAGTCTCTTGATTTTGTGTTTATCGATGCGGACCACACCTACAAAGGTTGTAGTGACGACATCGTTGCCTGGGCGCCGAAGGTAAAGCCGGGCGGCTGGTTGTGCGGTCATGACTACGACTGGCCGCCGGATCATCCGACGTTGCAGGTCAAACGTGCCGTCGATGAGTGGGTTATCGCTAATGGCCATGAACTCGCTCTCGGAAAGAATACCACTTGGTTTGTGAGGATGCCGTGAAATACGAATTTGCCATCATCACCACCGAAGGCGAGACGCACATGTCATTGCCGATTGCCTTGTCCAAGATTGAAGAAGTGGCAGGTGGATCGGGTAATTTCAGCTGTGCTCAAGACACCGAGATTGCCAAGTGGATGCTGCAGGTTGCCAAGATTCTGACGTTGAGGTGATGCCATGATCATTGGAGGTGGTGCCGACCTCGAACGCTGGCGCGATCAGTCGCCACGCATCTTCGTCGAGTGGGAAATGCGCGCGGTTGAGGATAGGGCCGCGACCGAGCGCGAGGGCCGCATCGTCTATGTCGACGAGGAGTGGGGCAACATCCACAAGAAGGGCGAGCTCGGCCACATCATCCCGTACCGCGTCCGCGATCTGAAGAGAAACAGCGTTCTATGGCCGCACATCTCTAATTCCTACGAGGCATGGAAAGCCGGTCAGGATGCACCGATTCAGGGCACGCCCCTCAAGGAATGGCCGCTGTTGACTGCGGCACAGCTCCGCAACTGCGCCGGCATGAACGTGCTCTCGGTCGAGGATCTGGCCAACCTCGCCGACGGCGCGTTGCGCTTCATCGGCGGCGAGGCGGTCGCCCTTCGCCAGAAGGCGCGCAACTGGCTGAATGCATCGAACGATGCAGGCAAGGCGGCGGCGACATTGACGCGTCTCGAGAAGGAAAACGAAGACCTCAAGGCGCGACTGGCCGAGCTGACAAAAGCCGTCGATGCGATGCGCGGCGATAGTGGGATGAAGCAGGTCGCCACACCGATGGTGAACTTCGACGTTGCGAGCATGCGGCGGTGACCCTACTGACGATCGTCCAGAATGCGCAAGATCTAATCAGCGGCATGGCGCGCACCAGCACGGTCGTCGGCAATACCGATCCGACCGTGCGGCAGCTGCTCGCGCTGGCCAACGAAGCTGGCCGGACACTTGTCGAGGCGCACGCGTGGACGGTGCTCATTACGCTGCGGACGCGCACCACAGTCGCCGCCGAGGAACAGACCAGCTTTCTGCCGTCGGATTTCGATCGGTTCGTCGATGAATCGATGTGGAATGTCACTCGCCGCTTGCGGGTGCGGGGGCCGCTGACGCCGCAGCAGTATAGCGCGACCAAGTCGCTTGGAACGATCGGCGCAGTCAATCCGTGGTTTCGCAAACGGGGCTCGGCGATCCTGTTGTTCCCGACTCCATCTGCCGGCGAAACGATCACCTACGAGTTCGTCTCGAAGCAATTTGCCGCCATTGATTCAGGCGGTTTCCGCACGTTTTGGGGCGCCGATACCGACACCGGTGTTATCGATGAGCGACTATTCACGCTCGCGATCGTCTGGATGTGGCTGGCCAGGAAGGGATTGGACTTTTCCACCGAGGCAGCTCAATACGAAGCGGCGCTGCGCAAGGCCATTGCCGCTGATGGCGGGCGAGAGACGCTCGATATGACCGGAGGGATGCACAACTATAACGATGGTCCAGGGCGCACAACGTACGTCCCATGGCTTATTTAGCTCGCAAGCGCGTCTCTGGTGCGGCTTCTGTACCAATCGCCACCGCCGGGTGGGATGCCAGCTCGCCGATAAGCCACATGCCAGCCGATCGCGCGATATCGCTGGTCAACATGTTCCCGAAGGCAGCGTCTGTCGGCACCCGCAAGGGATGGGTCTCGCACGCCACCGGTCTTGGTGCTGCCGTCGAGAGCCTGTTGACGTGGAACGGGCCGACATCTGCCAAAACGTTCGGTGCAGCAGGCACCAGCATCTTCGACGTAACGACGGCCGGAGCCGTCGGCGCCGCCGTGGTGACGAGCACGACCAACGCGCGTTGGCAGGGTGTCAACTTCGGCACCCCCGGCGGCAACTTCTTGTGGATATGCAACGGCGCAGCCGATCCTCGCCATTACAACGGCACGACATGGACGACGCCGACGCTGACGGGTGTGACCGGAACGACCATCATCAATGTCTGCGTGTTCAAGCGCCGTCTGTTCTTCTGCATGACCGGCAGCCTGGCGTTCGGCTATCTGCCGATAGAGAGTGTCGCCGGCGCGGTATCGACTTTCGACCTTGCGCCGGTGTTCGATCGCGGCGGGTATATGATGGCGATCGGGACATGGACCACGGACGGCGGTGCGGGCCCCGACGACTTCGCCGTGTTCATCAGCAGCGAAGGCCAGGCTGCGGTATTCGCCGGCACCGATCCGTCCAACGCGCTGAGTTGGGGACTCGTCGGAGTTTATGACGTTGGGCAGCCGATCGGCCGCCGCTGCCTCTGCAGCTTGGGCGCTGACCTGATCATGCTGACGCGCGATGGCGCTGTGTCACTGGCCAAGGTGAGCACGCTTGCCGAGTCCGGCCGGCAAGAGGCCGCCTATACCAGCCGTATTCGCGATGCCTATGCCGCGGCCGCTCTGGTCAACGCTGCTACCTACGGATGGCAGGCAATCGACCATGCACCCACGACATCGCTCATCATCAACATTCCGACCGTCGAGAGCACGACTACCGAGCAATACGTCCAGAACGTGCTGACGGGCGCGTGGACGCGCTACATCGGCCTCAATGCGATCTGCTGGGGCATGCGCGGCGACCAGCTGTATTTCGGCCGCCCAGGCGGGGTGGTGGCGCGCGCCTTCGCCCAGGATACCGACAACGGCGCGAACATCGTCTGGACCTATCGTGGTGCTTTCGTCCAGGCATCCAAGGATGGCCGGTCGGCGCAAATCAAGATGCTTCGTCCGACCATGCAGTCCTCGTCGGACATCTCCGCGTCGATCATCGTCAACGCCGATTACGCCGATGATCCCCCAGACATCCCGATTTCACAAGCCGTTGGTGGCACGTCATTTATTTGGGATGAAAGCAACTGGGACGAGGCGTTTTGGGGGTCCGGTCCAGCGATAATCGCCTTCTGGCTTACAACCCCAGCGAACGGCAGCGTGTTCAGCACACAGCTCGCCGGTCTATCGAATGCGCAGACCGATTTGCTGGCGCTGGATGCGATCCTCGAGCATGGATCGTTGCTATGAGAAAAACCATAATTTTTGCCAGTCACGAGAACGATGCTGCTCTCGCCGATTGGGTTGCTGCGCGCATCCCCGGTTTAGGTTTTGACGGTCGAGGCTTCGATCCCTGTACGTGCATCGGCGTATTGCGCGATGGTCAACTGATCGCCGCTGTCGTCTATCACGGCTGGATGCCGCAATGGGGCCATATCCAGATAAGCATGGCAGCCGATGATCCGCGATGGGCGCGGCGCGAAATCATCAAGGGACTCTTGGGCTACCCGTTCAGCATCGGTTGCCACCGTATCAACTTGATGACCAACGCAGAAAATGTGTGCGTCAACAAGCTCGTGAAGGGTCTCGGCTTTGTCCGCGAGGGGACTCACGTCTCATATTTCGGATATGGAAAGAACGCCTTCTCATGGCGTATGTTGAAATCAGAATATAGTCGCGTATTGCGGCGTTTCGGCAGCGACGACAGGGTGGTTAGCAATGGGCAGCGGCGGCAAGGGCGGGAGTTCGGCGAAGCCGCCTAGCCCCGGGCAGGTGGCAGGCGCGCAAAGCGCGTACGACGTCTACAACGCTGCTCTTCAGCAGCGAATGAACATGGTGAACCAGACGACTCCGTTTGGTTCGATCAGCTACAATCCGACCGAATACACCACCTTGCAGCTGCCTCAGGGCAAGAACGGGCAGATCGACCGGACCGTGCCGACGGCATTCAGCGCCAACACCACGTTGTCGCCGCAAATGCAGAATCTGCTCAACACTTACATGGGCGGCCTGCAGGGACTTGGCGATACGGCGACGAGGCAGTTTGGGCGCGCGCAGGGGATGTTGTCGCAGCCTTTCGACATGAGTCAGTTCGGTCCGGGTGTTGAAGCCGCCAGCATGGAGGGTCTGCCGGAGTTCTATCCAGGCTACACTGGTGGCCTTGGCGAACGGCCGCAGCTTGCTGGGCTTGCCAGTGTCCCGACGTCGTTTACGCCGACCGAGATGGGGCAGTACCAGATCGACGAGGGCGGCCAGCAGAAGATGCTGGATTCGCTCATGGGCCAGATGGCTCCGCAGATCGAGCAGGACCGGACGGCATTGGCGACGAAACTCGCCAACCAGGGCGTAAGCCAGGGCAGCGAGGCATACAAGAATGCCATGCAGCAGATGGAAGACCAGATCGGCCGCAACCGCCAGGGCGCGGTGGTCACTGCCGACGAGCAGGCGCGCGCCGACGCGCTGGCTCGCTTACAGGCCCGCCAGGGTATCAGCGGCGAGAACCGATCGAACTTCCTGGCCAAGGTACAGGGTGCGACCGCCGGCAATCAGGACCTGCGCAACACCTACTCGTCATTGCTCGGCGCCCGTGGCCAGGCCCTCGACGAATATCTTAGAAAGCAATCAGCATCCGAGTCCGCTCGAGGTAACGAGTTCAATCTCCGGACCGGTCAGCAGAATGCCGAGCAGTCGGCGCGCAACGCAAAGATTCAGGAGGCGCTGATGGGTCGGCAAGTGCCTCTGCAAGAGATCATGCAGATGTTCGGTCTCGCCGGTGGTGGCGTGCAGATGCCGCAGGGCGCGCCGGTGCCGCAAGCGCAGATGCAGGCGCCGAATTACGCGCAAGGCGTGGGAATGCAGCAGCAGTCACAACTCGCGCAGCAGCAACAGCAGCAGCAGATGTGGCAGCAGCTCATGGGTGGGTTATTCGGCTTGGGCGGCGGGCTCGGCAGCGCCGCCATACTGGCTTAATCCAATGCCTTACGATCGTAATGATCTCCGTATGGCTCTGGCGCAGCAGCTCATGGGCGGCACCGGCATGGGATCGCCGAGGTCCATTGGCGCCGGGCTAACTGATGTCGGCACGAGGCTTGCCGGAGCGATGCTCGCCCGCCGTACCA